GTGACCTTGTCGACCTTCGCGCGCGCTTTTGGTAACTTTTTTGGAGCAAACTACGTTATCGCATGATCGGTGAAGCATGGCAAAACGCAACAAGAACCTGATAAGTTCAGCAAGCGACGCAAGCCGCACCGATTACCTGCGACAGCAGCTCGACGACCTGGACGCGGACATCGAAGAGGCGCGGGGCGCGGGCTCGTGGCAAGCGGTGGCGAGTCTCCGTCGGCAAGCACTCCTGACACGCGATGCGCTGGACACGACGTTGGCCGCGACCGCGCCGGCCGTCGATCCGACCGTCGACCTCTCCGACGAACAGCTCGTCGCGGAGCTCGTCGCGATGGTGCCTAGCCTTCCCGAGCTCGCGCTTGAACGAGTCGAGCAAGCAATTCGGCTCCACCGGCAGGGCAAGCCGGCGCTATCGCTGGTCGGTGGCGGCGCTTGAACTATTACAACGAGATCGATCCAAAGGCGGCTGCGTGGCTTCGTGCTCTGATCGAGCGTGATTTGATCGCGCCTGGTGTGGTCGATGAACGGAGTATCGTCGATGTACGGCCAGTTGACCTTATGGGATTCACTCAGTGTCACTTCTTCGCCGGAATCGGCGGATGGTCTTATGCCCTGCGGCTTGCCGGATGGTCAGATGATGAGCCCGTGTGGACAGGATCATGTCCATGCCAGCCATTCTCTATCGCAGGTAAGCACAAAGGCACCGACGATGAGCGCCACCTCTGGCCTGAGTTCGCCCGACTTATCCGCGCATGTCGACCTCCAGTCGTCTTTGGCGAGCAGGTTGCTTCAACGGCTGGAAGGGATTGGCTCGCCAGTGTACGCATTGACTTGGAAGCAATGGGATATGCAGTCGGGGCCGCCGATTTGTGCGCTGCGGGCGTCGGTGCGCCGCATATCCGCCAGCGATTGTATTGGGGCGGGCTGGCCCACTCCGACAGCGACGTGTCACAAAGGTGGCTACGAGGGCGGCAGAATAGTGGATGGCAGACTGTGTATCAATCGATTGGATCTGGCAGCTCAGATCGTGGAGCCGACGCGACTCACGGCGGATGGACAAATACTGACTGGATCGGATGCAAAGACCAACTCTGGCGGCAAGTTGAATCCGGCCTTGTCCCGCTGGTTGATGGGGTACCCAACAGGATGGGACGACTGCGCGGTTACGGCAACGCAATCGTTCCCCAAGTCGCGCAGGCGTTCATAGAGTGCTTTCGTGATTGTATGTGATCGTCCGCTTGCTCGCGTAGTGCTCGCCGGGCGTGCCGCAGCCAGTCGCGCCGAGGCTCGGCCGCTCGACTGGATCCCGTTCCTTCCGTTGCAGGAGCGATACCTCCGCAGCCGATCGAAGTTCCGTTGCCTTCGAGCGGGGAACCAAGCCTTGGGCAAGACGACGGCGGCGCTGGCTGACCTCGCCTGGCACGCGCTCGGCACGCACCCCCACCGGGCTTGCCCGACGCCCGGGGAGTACTGGGTAATCTGTGCCTCCTGGTCGCAGTCGGTGGCGATTCAATGCAAGCTGTACGAGCTCCTCCCGAAAGAGGCGCTCGCGCCGGATACGATCTTCACGAACTCCCGCGGCTTCCGGGGCAAGAATCCCGCCGTCGAGGTCAAGCACCGGGCCGGCGGCTTTTCGATTATCCGCTTCCGCACGACTCAACAGGGTACACTCAACCTCGCCGGCGCGACGATCCACGGCGCCCTGTTCGACGAGCCGCCGAGCTCCGAGGAAGTGTACGCCGAGGTGACGAAACGTGTCCTCGCGACCGACGGATGGGTCTCGATCGCCTTAACGCCGATCGGTGCGCCGACCGACTGGCTCAAACAAGCCGTCGAGGAGGGCAAGCTCGAAGACATACACTCCGAGCTGACCGTCGAGGCGCTGACCCCGCGGGGATGGGTGCACCCTCGCCGCCTCGGGGGCGTGCTCTGTGATGATGCGTGGATCGCCGAGGTCACCCGCCAGACGCCGACGCACGAAATTCCGGTTCGCGTCCATGGTGAGTGGGAGGTTCGCGTTCTCGGTCGCTGGTTCGACCGCTTCCGATCGAGCGGCGAAGGGGCGCACGTTCACACGCGCCAGCCGACCGGCGACGTGAAGCTCGCGCTCGGGATCGACCATGGCTCCTCCCCGGGCAAGCAGATCGCATTGCTACTGGCGATCGAGGATCGCGGCGAGCATCCAAGGATCTACGTTGTCGATGAGTATTGCGACCGGGACGGCTCGGCGACACCCGAGGACGACGCGGCCGGGATCCTCGCGATGTTGACGCGGCACGGGGCGCGATGGAAAGATCTCGACTGTGCCGGCGGCGACATCGTGCATATGCGGGGCACGGGCCGGCAGAAGTCAAACAAGGATCTGGCGGTGCAGCTCGGCCGCAAGCTTGGGGTTCCCGCCGACGCCTTGCACCCGCAGATCCGCACGGTCAAGCAGGGGCGGGCGAACGTTCGAGGCGCGGTCAAGGCAGCGAGTCGCTGGCTGTACCAGGTGATGTTGCGCGAGGGTCACTTTGGCGTACACCCGCGATGCAAGCGGTTGATCGAGGCGCTCGATCGCTACCATCCCGACCGCGACGACGAAAACAAAGATCCTGTCGACGCCCTGCGGTACGGTCTCGACAAGTGGATCTGGCGCGGCGCCCGAGTGGGCGTTTCGACGCCGATCCGCATATACTAGGCCAGAGGCTCCCCATGCGCGACTATACGACCCCGATCCCGCCGATGCCCCACGACCCCGCCGAGGCCGCTCGTTGGGAACACACCCGGCTACGTCGACGGATGCTGTACGGGGCGTGGCGCGAGGATCTCGATCGGCGGATCGCACTCGCGATCGGCGCGGTGCGGCGAGAGGCGTGGGGTATCCCCGACCTCAGCTCGAACGTGTTCCGCTCGTCAATGACGAGCATGGCCGTCCTGTATGATCGGCGCCCGCAGGTTCACCATTCAGAAGCCGGCGCGGCTGACGAGCTCTCCAAATATGTGATCGACGCGGGGCTCTGGCCGCTGATGCAGCGCGTTCAACGCGACACGCTGGGGATGCGCGAGATGTTTATTCGCGTGGACGTCAGCGAAGATCGCGACGAACCGGGCAAGGCCGAGGTCAACTACCGGCCGATCCCGCCCGATATGGTGCTGGCGCACGCGCATCCCGAGCATCCCGACGAGCCCGTCGAGGTTCGCGAGCTGCGGCTCCGCCGGGGCAAGGACGGCAAGCCGCGGTGGACTTGGGACGTGTTGTCGGTCGCCGACCTCGATCGGCCGGTTTACCGCGTCGTCGCCGCCGGCGAAACGATGGGCGAGGATCTGAGTGCCGAGTACCTGGGCGTCGAGGGTGGCTACGTCGGCGAGGCTTACCCGTATCGCTATTCCGACGGCCGGCCGTTCCTTCCGCTGGTGTTGTACCATGCGGCAAAGACGGGCATGCTGTTCGACCCTTACGAGGCGTCGGAGCTCGTCGAGGGCTCGCTCAACGTCTCCGTATTCTGGTCGATGTTCGGGCATGTGATCCGCCAGGCGAGCTGGCCGCAGCGATACGCCGTCGGCGTTCGTGTCCCTTCGGCGATGATCGATGGCGACCAGGAGGCGACCCTCCGCGAGTCGGTGATCCCCGATCCGGCGACCGTGCTGCTTTTCGAGCCTTCGGATGAGGGCATGAGCCCGCAGATCAGTCAATGGGATGCCGGCGCCGACCCAGAGAAGCTGCAAGAGGCGATCAGCCTGTACGAGCGGCGGCTTGCCGCGTTCGCGGGGATCTCGCCGAGCGACGTACAGCGCGTGGCCGGCGATCCCCGCTCGGGATTCGCACTGGCGATCAGCCGTGAGGCCGCTCGGGAAAGCCAGCGTCGGTACGAGCCCGTATTCTCGCCGATTGATGAGGAACTCCTTGGGATCACGGCCGCTATGATCAACCGCGTGACGGGCTCGTCTCTTCCCGAAGAGGATTACCGCGTAGCCTACGTCTCCCTTCCGCCGTCGGCGGAGGAGCGCCAGGGCGAACGCGAGCATATCCTCGGCTTGATTCAAGCCGGTCTGCTCGATCGCGTGGAAGCTTACCGTCAGCTTCACCCGGGCTTGAGTCGCGCAGACGCCGAAGAAGCGTTAGCTCAGATCGCTGCGATTAATGCGCGGTATCGACCTGTATAAGGAGGACACTTGGATCAACCGATCGAGACGCAGGCTCCAGCGCCGGCCGCACCCGCACCCGTTCCGGCTCCGACACCCGCACCCGTAGCCGACAAGGCCGAAGCGAAGGCCGAGGCAAAACGGATCGCCGAGCTGGAGGCGCAGCTCGAAGGGTTGCGAGCCTCGGCAAGCAAGGCCGAGCGACTCGCGAAGCAACTCGAAGAGCTGCAAGTCGAGCGGGCCGCATGGCAAGCGGGCGTTACCGACCCCGAAGGGATCGAGGTGGCGCGGCTGTTCTGGGGCAAGCTCCCCGAAAAGGATCGACCGGCGCTCGGCGACTGGCTCTCCGGTCTCAAGGCCGACCCGTCGACAGCTCCCAGGGCGCTGGCCGCGTACCTTTCGGCGAGCTCGCCGGCGCCGGCCCCCGTCCCCACTGCCCCATCGACCGGGAACCCGCCCGGTGCTCAGTCGGCGAAACCGCTCCCCAACGCGAACGCTGGGGCGCTCCCGCCCCCGTCGGCTTCGTCGCACTTTGACGCGGCATCCATTCGGGCGCTTCGGCAAGAGGCGCAGCGTACCGGGGACTACAGCAAGCTGCGCGAGGCGATGCCGGCGATCCGCGAGGCGATCAAGGGCTAGTCGGTACGGTTCACTCGAGGGGCATTGTGCCCCAATTTGGAGATCACAATGGCTGGCGAAATTATTTACTCGGGGATCGGTGATCTCCGCACCGCTGAGGCCCTTTCGGCCGAAATGCTGCTCCTCCTCGCGGATCGCAACGCGCTTCCGAATCATCCGGCGCTCCTGTACGCGGGTGATGCTCAGGGCCGCGGCTCTGCAGTCCTCAAAATTCCTGAAATTGGTCTGATGGGGTACGATCTTTTGTCCAGCGTGTCGGATGGAAACCCGGTGTCTAACACCGCTCTCTCCGATGGTTCCTGCACGATCACCGTCGCTCGTTATAGCAAGGCCTACGAGGCGTCTGACCTCGCTCGTCTTTCCGACCCGGCGAACGGCAAGATCAACGTGTCGTCCTTTGCGGCCGACGCGGTGCAGTCCGCGGCAAACACCCTCGTCTCTCTCGTGTGCAACGTGACCGACGACTTCTCCGCGACCGTTGGCACCTCGGGTTCCGACCTCTCGATCGCGAACTTCCTGGCCGCGATCCAGACGCTCGAAGTCGCGAAGGTGATGGCTCCGTACATGAGCATCCTGCACCCGCAGCAGATGGGCGACCTTCGGGCGGCTCTGGCGGCGACCTCGGGCGGTGCAATCCAGTGGCTCCCGGCTTCGGCCGAGCAGATCCAGCTCCTCGGCTCTGGCTACCGCGGCCAGTTCCTCGGCGTCGACCTGTTCGTCTCCTCCTACGTTCCCACCAAGAACGCGGGCGCGGACTACGGTGGCGCGATGTTCGGCCGCGGCGCGGTCGCTTGGGCCGATTCGTCTATCCCGGATGAGGGCGATCCGATGCAGACCATCCTCGCCGGCAAGGTGCTGTTCGAGCGTGACCGTTCGGCCAAGAGTGGGCTTACATCCTACGTTTCGCATGCTTATCTCGGTGTCAGCAAAGCAATTGACGCGGCCGGGGTCAGTATCGTAACGGATGCCTGATCCGGCGCGGGTGTCCTCCCGCTTGGATCTTGAGACGGTCGGCTTCGTGCCGGCCGTTTCTTTTTGCGTTACGCCGTCCGAGGAGGACACTTCATGGCAAAGCTCAAAGCACCGGCTGAAGCGCCGACCCCGGCCGCAGCATCGACAGGCTATCTCCCGCAGTTCGGCGAGGCGGAGAGGGCGAACCATCCCAGGCTGACGCCTCGGCCGCCCTTTCTGTTGACCTACCATCCCGAGCGGTGGACGGTGATGCACGGGCACGTTGTCCCGCTGTTCGGGACATTGAAGCTCCAAGCCGGCGTAAACCGGATCAAGGTCGGTCGGGATGGACGCTTCTCGAAGCTTGAAGCTCAGGCGGCGCTTGAGGAGCAGGGCTGGACGGTGATCCCGCCTGACGTCGACGGCCCAGGCACGAGCTACATCCAGCAAGCGGCGCCGGGGATCTTCGTCTCCCGCTGGGAGCGCACTTTCCCGGGCTCGGCTCACGTCGAGGTCGACGAGCTCGGTTACGCGAAGTGGTGCCGATCGCTGATCGAACGCAACGTGATCCCGCGTCCGCAGACCTACGTCCTTGAGCTCCTCCGAGGCAAGCGCCAGCGCGAACATGACGAGCTGGCCGACAAGGTGGCGACGTCGCCAAGCCTGAAAGCCAACGTCTCAAAATGTGCCGCGGATCTCAAGGCGATCGATGCGGAGCTGGCTCGGTATGGTCGGGGAGAGGCCGTCGCCGCGAAGTCCGTCGACCTTGGCGATCTCGTAGGGGGTGAGTGATGGGCGATCAACAGCACCGGCCGCCGACCGACCATAGCTCACGGGCGGGCACCGAGCGTGGTGGGTATGAGACCCTCCGTCGGGGCGGGCTCTCTCACTCCGACGCAGCGCGGGAAAGCCGCAAGGCTTCGGAGCAGGTTCACCGGACGCAAGACAAGCTATATTCCGATCGCGGCAAGCGGTGATCCATGAGCGCGAGCGACACCCTCTACACCGCCCGGTTCGATCTCCCTGAGCTGCTTGAACGCGGCCGCAATAACACGGTTCGCTGTACGGTTTACCGCGCAGGGGCGATCATTACGCCGGTGTCGGGCACGGTGTCGGTCTATGACGACACGAACACGCTCGTCTGGTCGAGCGCGATCAGCGTCGGCGGCACCGGGATCGCGTTCGCGACGATCACGTCGGCGACTCTGACGGGCAGGGCTTACTCAGACCAGTGGCGGATCGTCTGGTCGCTCGTGATGGGCGATGGTACGACCCGCACTTTTGATAATGAATGTATGCTGGTTCGCAGGGCACTTTTTCCAGTGGTGACCGAAGCTGATCTCTATCGGATCGCGTCGAGCCTCGATCCCGCTGGCGCGGCGTGCATCCACTCAGAGAGCAGCTTCGTCAACAAGCTGGATGAGGCGTGGATTCAGATTCAGGGCCGACTTCTCGCGAAGGGCAACCGCCCGAATCTGATCCTAAGCCCGACGGCGCTACGCGATCCGCACCTGTACCTCACGCTGGCGCTGATCTTTGAGGACTTCAGCACCCGCTTGAATCCAGCGTTCGCCGGGATCGCGATGCAATACCGCGGGCATTGGAACGACTCCTGGGCGCAGGTGCGGTTCCTCGAAGCCGACACCGACGACGACGGCACGCCCGGGACTCAGGCGAGGAAGGGAACCTCGGTATCGACGCTCTGGCTTGCGTCGACGGGGCGGCGCCCGTGGCGGTGATCGCGGTCTCGGCTCTCCGACAGCGGATCGCAGCGGCCGTCGAGGCGCTGACCTTGCCCGCGGCGTGGCGCGAGTCGCGGTGGAGCTTCGACCTATTCCCTGCCGATCCCGGCCAATATGCTCACCTGGCGTTCGCGGTCGGCGTGGCGCGGACGGCGCCAGCTGCGGCGCAGGAGATGATCCGGCACAAGCGCGGCGCCGAGGGGGCACTCGTGACGTCGGAGATCTCGATCGCGTGGACGTATCGGCTCCGAGGCGATCGACAGGTCGCCGACTATGACTCGGCGCTCGATGCCGAGGCCATGCTGATCCAAGCGATCACGGGTGCGAGCCAGGTCGACGCGCACTTGATCCCCGTCGAGATGAGCCGCCGTGTCGTCGGCGACGGCTCCTGGCTCCTCGGTACAATGCGGCTTGACGCCGTGCATCGGCTCCAAATACAGTAAGTCGGTAGGGTATACCGGGAGGCTTTATGGCTACTTCGTCGATCGTCAAGAATATGTGCGATGGCACCATTACTTTCAAGGATGGGACGGGTACGCCGATCTCCTGTACGGTGCGCTTCGATAACGCCGACTTCAGCGTCGACGGACTCAAGGCGAAGCTCCGAGAGACCAACGCTTACCAGCATCGGGGCGTGCTTTCGTCGGTGCGTCACACGACCCGCACCTTCCCGACCTTCTCGATGACTTGCTCGATGAGCAACTTCACGAGCGCGGGCGCTGACACCGTCTCCGACGCGATCCTCAAAAATGGCGCGTTTGCTTCGGCGGTTTCGACGCTTGGTGCGAACGCGGACGTTTACACTCTCGATGTGTCCGTAGTGGAGGAGGGAAGCAGCTTCGGGGACTCGAACGATCACTCTTTCACCCTCGAAGATTGCGAGCTGGCTCTGAGCTACGCCGAGGGCGATCCCAACACCTTCTCGATCAGCGGCACCTGTTACGGCGCCGTGATCGGGGATCTGGCGATCTGAGCTTCGATCCGATAGTCTGCCTGACACGCCCTGCCCTGCGTAAACGTCCCTCTCCCTCGCTTGGGGCACGCAGTCGCGGGGCGTTGTTTTGGAGGACACGATGGACGTCAAGCAGGTACAGCTCGGGGCTCGCTCTTTTGACCTGGTGCTCCCGCGGTCGCATACCGTCCGGCGCGAAGTGCTCGCCGCCGCGAATGACAACCCGAGCCGCGCACTGGCCGCGGCGCTCGGTGTATGTTGCCCCCGGGCGCTGAAGATGCTGGCCGATGGTGGCCGGCGCATTGACTACGAGGCCAGCAAGTGCAATCCCCTTCGCTTCGGCGGCGAGCTGCTCGATGCGTTCGAGGCGGCTGGCGTCGACCTCGCGCAAGTGATCGAGGCAGGGTCAACCGCGTTTCAGTGGCTCGCCGAGACCTTGATCTCCGAGAGTGAGGTCAAGGCCGAGGTGGGAAACTCCGAGCCGCCGACGGCGGCCTGACGCTTGAGTATGTGATCCTCGACATTGAGTGCGAGCGGGGCTGGCTGCCTGGCACCTTCGACCGCTGCGAGCACGAGGACCAGGTACGCATGATCGCGCACTGGCGCGTCCGCAACACGCCCCCGCCGAGCTCGCCGAAGTCGCAGCCGGTAAAGTCTCCAAGGGGGAAACGTGGCTAGACGAGGCGGATTCACGGTCGGACGCGGAGCGGCTTCGCTGCAAGTGAGCGGCGAGCTGACTCGCACCGTCGAGCAAGTGATCCGCGAGCTCGCGCCGACGGTAGTGGCTGCGGTGGAGCGCGAGGTGGAGGCGCTAACCGCGAAGGCCGAGGAACAGTGGCCGCGAGGCGATGCGAAGGATCGGCCGCGGATCACGGTGCGCGAGGATGGTACGATCCGCTCAAATGCGCCTCGTAACCGACAACAGCCATATCACTCGCAAGATCGGTTCATTACCGGGATCCGGTACGTCGGCGTTGGGATCGAGGGCTACATCGACAACGATGCTCCGAACAAGCGGGGACAGCGATACTGGTGGTTTATCAAGACTGGGCCGCAGGGCCGGGAGTTTAGCCCGCTTCAACGATATATCCGGCAACCGTTGCGGATTATCTCGCAGCAACTTGCGGAAGAACTGGCCGCAGATCTCAAGAAAATGATCAGGGAGGCGTAATGGCGACCGAGGATATTTCGCTCAGGGTGAGGCTCGACCAGGTCGAGGCCGCCTTACGCTCGATCCCAGGCATGACCGAAGCCAGCATGAAGCAGGTGGCAAGCGCCGCGGCGAAGAACTGGAAGGAGGTTGAAAAGCAAGCCCGAGAGACGGCGAAGGCAGCTGAGAAAGCCAGCGAGAAAGCAGCAGCCGAAGCCAAGAAGGCGTCGGAGCAGCAGCTCAACGCGATGAAGCAGCTGGGTAACGCTGTGACCGGCGGCCTCGTCGGTGACTTGGCGGATATGGCCGAGGCACTCGGGCCGGTCGGGTTAGCGGCTGCGGCGGCGACCGGAGCATTCGTCGCGCTCGGTGCTGCTACGGCGGCGGCCGTCGGCGGTATCCTCGCTGTACAGGATGCAGCCAAGACGACGATCGAGGAGCTCGACAAGCTGGGCAAGGGCGATCTAATCACGCCCGAGCAGCGAGAGAGCGTCGAGCGAGCCGATAGCGCCTTGCAAGCGATGAAAACTAGCATTGGGCTTGTGGCCGTGGCACTGGCCGAGAACTTCTCGCCCGAGATTGAACAGGCGTCCCTTGCGGTGATCTCGCTCAGTTTTAGCGTTGGCGATCTGCTCGAAAAGTACAAGAACGTCTCGATCCTCGAAAACTTCGCAGTTTCCGCGATCACGGTCGCCGAGTCGATCATCGACCTCCAGACCTCGACCGCGATCCTTGCGTCGACACTCGGGCATGTGCAGAGCGCACTGACGGGCAACGAGAGTGAGCTCGCGAAGTGGGGCGACGCGATCATCCTCGCGAAAAAGGACGCGATCAGCGCCGCGACTGGGATCGATCGTCGACGCGATGCGGTGGAGGATGGAACATCGGCCGATCAGCGAGCGGCTGAGTTCCTCGGCCAGTTCCGCACCGCACTTAAAAACGTATCCGATGAACTCGGGAAAAACACGCAGCGAAACAGCAGCTACACGAAAAGCGTAAACGAGCAAGCTCAGGCGCATGAGGCGCTCGCTCGGATCATTCACGACGCGACAAGTGACCAAGAAACGGCGGAAATGAAGATCCTGCGGCTTCACACCGATCGAAGCGCCGCGGCCCGCAAGGCGATCAAGGACGCTGAGGCGCTCGCGAAGGCGCAAGCGGAGATCGATGCGCGGCTCTTCCGCGATATGCAGAAGCTCGAGGACGATCGCACCGCCGAGGCCGAAAAGGCCAAGAATGAACGGCTCGCCTCGGCAAAGAAAGAGAATGAGGCGTACCAAGTCTTCGTCGCGAAACGCATCGAAAAAGAGATGGAGATGCAGCGTGCGGCCGATGCGGCTCGGGTTGCTGCGAGCCAGGCGCTTCAAGAAGCGATCGAAGCCGAGACCGAGGCCGAGCGGCAAGCTTACGAGAAACTCTACGGCACGATCCTTGGCGTGCTCGGGCCCGTCGGCGAGCTCGGCGCAGCCATGGCCGAGATCAGCGAGCGCCAGCTCGAAGGGATCCGAGAGGAGAGGAAGGCGCTCCGAGATCAGATCACCGAGGCGACGGGCTACGAGAAGATCCGGCTACAGCAGCGGCTCGATGCGTTGAACGATGAGGCCGAGGGATACCGCAAGCTTCAGATGGTAGCGTTCCGTGTCAGGAAGGGGATCGCGATCTCAGAGGCGATCGTGAATGGTGCGGTCGCCGCGACTCGGGCTCTCGCCGAGCTCGGGCCAGTGGCCGGCGGGATCGCCGCAGCGGTGATCGCGACGACGACGGCGGCGCAGGTGGCCTTGATCAGTAGCGAGCGGCCGAAGTTCCATACCGGGCTTGATCCAAGCGAGATGCCAGCGGTGATCACGCGGGGCGAAGGTGTCGCCAACGTCCGAGCGATGAACCAGCCGGGATTCGCCGAGACGCTCCGAGCGGCGAACGCGGGGCTCCCGGCGCAGAGCTCGGGCCCGGTGGTGATCGCGCTGAATGATCGCATCCTCGCGCAGCTCGATGCCAGGACGCAGCGCGTCCGTGGTAGGGTTGCGAGCGGCAACGTGGTACGGTTAGGCACCGCTACGCACTACGGGTGATCCATGGCTTCGACGCGCTACACGGGTGAGGACGCGACTCTGAGGGGCTGGCTCCTCGGAGATCCGCGCTTCACCTACGCGACCATGAACAATGCGATCGCCTCGGGTGTACCATCGGAAGGTGGCCCGCGAGCTGGCGGCATCGGACAGCCGAACCGAACCGACGTGGCCGCCGTCGTCCAGGCTACCGGCGAGCAAAATGCCGAGCTCCGCGTCGAGGTGCTTCGGGCGGGGATGCCACGACTGACGGGCGGGATGCGCGTCGGCTACCGATTTGCGACCGAGAACGCCGACCGGCTCCGGGGCTGGGAACCGCCGCATACGGTGACGGGCTGCTGCCCAATTGACGCCAACTCTGCGGCGCGGAACAACCTGAGCATCGTCTCACTTCGTACCGGGGACTTGGTATGCGCTTACCGGCTGACGACGACAAGCCTGCAGATCCGCACGTTCGACGTGTCGACGCAAACGTGGTCGGCACCTCTTACACCGCCGGCCGTCCCTGGGGGGAGTGCTACGCTGGTCGCAGCTCCTCTAGCCCTTGGGATCGATGGCCGAGGGTATGTGTACCTGCTCGTGAAACAGACGCAGGGCTGGACGCTTTGGCGGTCGGCAAGCCCTGATACGCTCGCAGACGGATGGATCGAACAAGCCCGGGTAAGCTTCGGGATTTGGGATCCGACAACAACCAGCGAGAAAATGCGCCTGTTCGTCCTTCCAAGCGGGGATATGGCACTTTTCGAGTTCTACGCTTCGGCGGTCGGTGGCTACGTCCGCCAGTATGCCAGCTCCGATGGTGGCGGGACGTTCGTGCGGGTGGCTCAGAGCGCGAACCTGACGACGGCGCAGAGCGATGCAGCGCACGACGGACAGGGCCTGATCGGGCTTGCCCGAGTGGACGCGACGGGCGCGATGCTATGGAGCTCGACCGCGAACCCTTGGGTCTCGATCGTCGACACGACGGGTGCAGTCACGATCACGGCGAACGCAGCCGAGGCGTGGCTGGCCTTCGACCCGGTCGGGCGCTGGTATGCCTGGCACCGATCGACGCTGTACGTCGGCGCGGTGGTGATGAATCATTCCGACGACGGCGGGGCGACGTGGGATCAGTGGGATTACGCGGTCAATGACTACAACAGCGATGCGGCGCAGGGCTTGAACTTCGGCCAGGTCTGCCATAGCGGCGGCTCGATGTACTTGCTGCACCAGACCTACGACGGCACCGGCACCAACGATCCGAGCCCGATCCTCACTCGCCTTGGCGGCTGGTCGGGCATGACGTGGATCGGCGGGGTGATCGCGCTCGATGCGAACTACGAGACGGCGACTCTCTCGATGGGGCAAAACCTCGCGGGGAACTTCACCGGCGCGACGTGGCTCCCGATCTCCGAGCCGGATGATCTGGCGTGCTGGACGGCCGGTGGCACCGGCACCGATGCCAACGACTCGATTACCCCGGCCGGGAGGATCCAGTTTACCGGGACGACGTCGAGGCATATGAGCGCGACCCCGGCGCCGACGGTAGCGCAGAACAAGGCGATGGTCGACTGTGAGCTCGCCGTGACGGCTGGCGGTTCGACCGCGGCGACGCTCGATGGGTTTGCGATCATTCTCTCCGATGGTGTCAACGGTATGCAGCTCGCGGTGTCAGCGACGACGACGGCGTTCGCGGTGCGGAGCAACGCGGCGGCGCTCGCGACCGTGACGATCGACATGACGACGCCCGTACAGTTTCGGGCGATCCTTTATTATAACGGAGCCAACAGCGTCGGCGAGGTGCTGTATCGGCGCCCGGGCGAAAACTACTGGACAAGCGCCTACAGCTCTTCGACTTGGCCGACGTATGCGGTGGCGACCGGGCTTGTCCGCTGGGGACTTCTCGGCGCATCGGGCGCTTCGACGTCGATCCTCTTCTCCTACTTCGGATGCAAGTACACGTCGGCTTCGACGGTTTGGCCCTATTTTTATGGCTCGCGAGCCAGCACGATCGCCGACTATATTCTCGGCCGCCAGCTCACCGGGGCGCCGGCCGCGATCGTCGATCGAGCGACGGCGGGGCTACGACAGACCTACCTCGCCGGCCTCGATGGGCCCGCGACCAGCTCTGACACGTTTGCAATTCCACCAGCCTACGACTACCCGGCGGCGAACACGCTTCCTGACGTGCAGCCCTCCCCTCGGCGGGCATGGCGCTCGGCGACCGATGGGACGACGGAGACGTTCGCGTGGTTGACCGAGAAGACCTCGATCTCTCGCCACTACGGTTTCGGGGTGTTTAACGCGAACTGGCGCACCGCAAGGCTCGAAGGCTACACCGCGGCGACGACTACCTGGTCGACGATCGCGACCATGGATCTCGCCAGTGGCCGCACCGGGCTCGCGTGGACGCGCAGCGGGAACGTGTTGCGCCCGAACGCGAACGATACGACCCGCTACATTTGGCGCGGGGAGCTGGTCGGCGCGACGGTCGACCTCGGCGGCGGCAAGCTGCGACGGATCGCAAGCCATACCGAAGGGCTGTGGACGACCGCGGCGGGGAAGCACGCCGAGCTCGTGCTCGAAGGCGTCGACGGTACCGAGGGCGCGACGGGCACGATGGACATTTGGGCTCGGTCGGGCGTGTGCGTGGCGCTCGACCAGGCGTCGACCTATGACGGGTGGCGGCTGGTGATTGAGCCGCAAGACACGGTCGACGGATACTATGAGGTCGGGACGTGGATGCCACCTGGGCCGCTGATTGCCGCCGGCCAGTCGCACGGCTGGGGAGGCTCGGCGACCTACGAGCCGGCCGCGGTGTCGTCGCGCTCGGCTGACTTCGTGTCACGGGCTCGCCGCCTCGGGCCGGTGGCTCGCTCGTGGAGCTGGGCGTGGCCGGATGGGATCGATCAGTCGCGCCTGATGGACTCGCCGCCTCGGCCGGACTTCCTCGCGACGGCCGCCGGTACGGAAGGGATCGCGAACCTGAATGACGCTCCGTTTCTGGTCGCGGGGCTGCTCTCCGACGTCGCCAGCGGCGAGCGGCCGATCGTGGCGCTGGAATACATACCGTCGACGCACGGGACAACGCTCACCGATCCTCGGCTTTTCATGCTGTGTCGAGTCGCTTCGAGTATCGGCGTCGAGCATATCCAAGGCGATCCCGAGCGTGATGCGGTTTACCGTGTCTCTCCGGTGACGATGCAGGAAATCGTATGATCCCGGTGACGCGGCCGAACGCGCCGGGACACTGGCTGCTCGATCTCACGTTCGGTGGCCGCACCTACCGGATCGCTGACGTGGATCTGGAAGTCACAACCGCCGCCGGTCACCTGCTCGATTACGTTGCCGGGCTGGCCGACCTCAGTCTGACGATCGCCGCCGACGGGGCCGAACCGATCGCGATTGAGATCGGGCCATGGCGATCGGATAGTTGGGGCGAACTGGTCGCAGATGGGGTCGACCTTTCCGCAGCCTCGGCGACCCTTCGCCGCTGGTACGAGGGCACGAGCTGGGACGTCGCGAAGCTCGTCGCCTCGGGGCCGCTGGTCGAACCGGAGTACGAGACGGCCGATGATCCGGTCACGTTCTCGATTGATCTCCCCAGGTACGATCGCACCGCGACCGTCCCGGCGCTGACTCAACGCATCGACGCGACGACGTGGCCGGTGACGTCGAGCCCGTTCCAGCTCCAGCCCGATCCAGCGATGGACGGCGCCGCATACCCGGTGGTCTATGGCCGCCCGGGCAAGTCGGGATCGTTCGTTTGGGGCACCTTGCCCGTCGACGAACCGGGATCGCCAGCCTACCTCGCTGAGCACGGCGGCGGGGCGCATAACTACCTCGACAGCAAGCTGATCGTGGCGGGACACGCAGTCGAGGCCGCCGAGGTGTACCTGGTAAAAGCCTCCTCGGGCTACGATCGCAGCCGAAGCAACGTGCAAAAGTTCACGGTGGAGACCGGCGCCGACTTGCGCGGACAGGTGGTCAGCTTCGTTCGCCGCTCCGGTTACGTCGGTCGCAACTCGCGTATGCAGTGGGAGCCGGGGTCGGAGTTTTACGTCGCCTGGACGGACGGCGGCGGAAAGGTTGACCCCGAGTCGGGCGAGGCGCTCCGTCGGTTGGGTCAGGTGGTGATCGATCTGCTCCTCTCGGCTGGCGTGCCAGTGGCGCGGGGCCGAGCTGAGGCCGCCCGGGCGCAGCTTGACCGCTTCCTGGTCGACGCAGCGATCTCCGAGCCGGTGCGACCCGAGGACTGGATCGAGGCGCAAATCGGATCGCTGCTCCCATTACTTCGGCGCGAGACTCCCGAGGGCGTATGGTATGAGCTCTGGCGGTACAATGCGACCGAGCTCGATGCGGTAATTGATCTGGTCGGCGATCCGATCGATGAGTCAGACGTCGACGGGACTCCGGTGCTTCAGGCGTCGCCGATCCGGTTTACCGATCTGAGAGGCGTCGAAAACAACGTCACGCTGCGATACCATCGAAGCATCGGCGACTACCGGCGCAGCCTCACGGTGCGCGGCGGTGTGATCGATGCGGCCGACGTGGCTGCGAATGAGCTCAGCTCAATCCTCGCCTCGGCATCCCTGGCTCGCTACGGGGAGCGATTTGCCGAGCTATCCGGCGATTGGATCGTGGAGGACTCGACTGCTTCGGCCGTGCTGACAGAGCGGCTCGCGTGGACTTCCCTCGCCCGCCGCACGCTCACGGTCAGCGGTGGCCCTGAACTCGCGTGGCTCGAACCCAACGCGGTGATCCGATATACTCGCGAACAGGCGGGGATATACCGACAGCTTGCCCTTGTGCGTAGCGTCACGATCGGCGTATTCTCGACCGAGCTGGCGATCGAGCTGCTTGACCGACCAGACCGCAGGGGGCGCGCATGAGTCGATTCAGTCGACAGCCGGCAGGATTCGCGCTCGGCGCACTGGCCGGGCAGTATCCGCAGCCCGCCTTCGGTCTCCCGCCGGCCGCGGGGCCCTGCATGTTCGACGACTTTACACCAGATCATGGGGCGAAGGCTAAGAGTCTGTACGGCGAACTTGACTGGGATCAGAATGCGATCGTCGGCGCGTCGACGATGACTGCGATCACACCGACAAGCTGGGAGGAAATTGGGATACTACAAGTCACGACGCAAGCCAGCGCGGGGCGAGGCTGTACCTTGACGCAGGGTAGCGTATCGATGCTGTATCGCTACCCTCCGCCGGGTAGCATATGGGCGTGCAAGCTTCGTTTATCGAGCGGAACTGTAAACTATGAGCTCTGGTCGGGCTTCTCGTCGGTGCCAGATGGGCGTGTCCAGACGGCCGATGCGACGCAGTTTGTCGGCGTTCGAGCCAACGGCGGCAACCTCTTCGGCGTGCTCAAGTCAGGTGCTGGCACCGAGGTAACCGTCGATCTCGGCGTCACGGCCGAGGGCACGACCTGGCGCACCTTCGGCTGTGAGGTGCTCGGAACGACGGCTGATGCGGCGTTTCAGTTCTTCATGTTGAACCAGCTGGCAAGCGAGAATGAGGTTTGGGATCGCACCGACATCGGCGACCCGCTCACCGGGATCACGATCACCGCGGGGCTCGGTCCAGTGGCTCTCGGTATTTTGACGACCAGTGCAACAGCAAAGACGGCGCAGATCGATTATTGGGCGTGGGGCGGCCGGATCGCAAGGTAGGAGGCAGCATGGCGGTAAACCTCGGTGGATTCTTCGAGATCCGAACGATCACCCTCGGTGCCTCGGACGTGGCAACTCGCGTCAATCCTCCAGCGTGGACGCGCTTTTTGCATATTCAGTTTCTGAGCAATGATGGGAAGGTTGCCTATGACGGAGAAGATAACGCTCCGATTGGTGACAATTTTGTAGTGACAGCCGGACAGTGGATCGAGGATCAAGCGCGTGGTGACCATCCGGTGTACTTAGCTTCGGCAGTCGCCGGAACGAAAGTAACGGTCTGTGCCTTGGATCGTCCGTAATGGCGCGCCTAGTCTCTGGTCTCGTCACCACTGGCGCAAGCGCGGATCAATACCTGATCGCTGCATCGACGCTCAGTGTCGGCGAGCTGGTGTACTTCGACAGCTCGGGTGAAGCTGAACTCGCCGATGCAACGGCCGGCGCGGGCTATACCTACCATGCCCGGGGCGTGGTGATCGTTGGCGCGTCGACGGGATCTACGGCTAAGATCCGGCTGCAAGGGATCGAGAAAGTACTATTCTCTACTGCACCTTTGGCCGCCGATAATGGAAAGCCGGTATACCTTTCCGCCTCACCAGGGCAAGGCACCCTCACGGCGCCCAATGCGGGGCACGCGATCACGCATATCGGGATTCTTACCGGCGCGAATGGGGCGACGACGCTCCCCGAAGTCGCGCTGAACTTTATGCTACCCGTCCTTGTGCCTTGAGGTCGTCGGTATAGGGGAAGCATACCCCTGACCAGGAGACCCGCCCGTGGCTGACCAAAACAACAACCTGTTGATCATCCCCCTCACCGATGACTCCGCCGCTGGCGGTCAAATCGGCGTCCCCCGCACGATCAAGGCTTCGACCGATGTGGTCAAGCTCGGCGCTCCGATGGAGCTCACGAACGCGACCGCTCCGCTGAAGCTCTCGGGTCCGTTGCAGGCGGCGGCGGGATCGGATCTGAAGCTGGTTGGCAATGACAACATCGAAGCCAAGCTCGGCGACGACGCCGGCGCCGCTCAGTTCAAGGTGTTGGACTCTCAGGGGCAGGTCAAGGCGTACATCGACAGCGATGGCCATATGCAGATGGACGGGAACCTGCAGGTGGATGGCACCGCGCACTTCCAGGGCGACGTCTCGATCGATGGGGATTTGGACGTCACGGGCTCGATCGTGGCCCGATCGCAGATCGACGTGTTGATCCATGACTCCTACTTTGACATCGGCTTTGGCAACGTGACCTCCGCTCCTCAGCCGGGCGGCTTTACCGTGCAGATGAACCGCACCGCGGCGTTCAAGGCCGGTAAAGTTACGAACTTCCCGAGCACCTCGACCTTCACTTACGCCCAGAACGACGCAAACGACGCGAGCCTGCTCGTCGCGGGCATGGTGATCGCGATCTCCGAGCTCCCGTCGGAACACGCCGAGGACGAAGGTATCTTCGTCGTCGCCAGCGTGAATCAGGCGAGCTTCCCGCAGACTGTCACGATCGAGACGGCCGCGATGGTCAATCTCCCTTGGGCGCAGACCGCGGTCACGGTTGGCGCTCCCGCGACTCCTGGCGTGGCGTTCCAGACCGCGCTTGCGGTGGTCTCCGTCGCCGATGGTACGAACTTCAAGGACGCCGAGGGCGTGGCCGCTCCGATCGGCACGCTCGTCACCGGCTATATCGCCGCTTCGACCAAGTCCGCGTGGCAAGCTGACGGTGCATACACTGGCGTTGGCGCCGGCTCCACGACCCTGCAAGATGCTTACGAGAACGGAAACGTCGTCACGACCGATGTTAACGGCGACTTTGAGATCGCTGGGTCTCAGGCGTTCGTCGTCTCCGCGGCGGGCGGTATTGAAACGAACAGCCTGATCGCTTCCGGCGACATCGACGGCGTGAACATCACGGCGTCGGGCGATGTGAGCGGCGTCGACGGCGTGTTCTCGGGCGCGGTGTCCGGTGCCTCGGCGTCGATCACCGGCCAGATCGCGGCCGGTTCGGCTGACATTTCGGGCGCAATTGACGCTGGTTCGCTCACCGCGAGCGGCAACGTCAGCGCCGTCGATGGTATCTTCTCGGGCGATGTGTCCGGTGTCGACGGTACGTTCACGGGCAACATCGGCGCGGTCGGTGGCACTTTCTCGGGCGACATCGGCGCGGTTGACGGCACCTTCTCGGGTGACCTTGCGGCCGTCGATGCGACCCTGAGCGGAAACCTTGGCGCGGTCGGCGGTACGTTCTCTGGCAACATTGCCGCCGTCGATGGTACTTTCTCGGGCGATCTCGCCGCCGTCGACGCGACCCTCAGCGGCGATCTTGGCGCGAATGATGCGACCCTCAGCGGCAATCTCTCGGCCGTTGGCGGTACCTTCTCTGGCAACATCGGCGCCGTAGATGGCACGTTCTCCGGTGATCTGGCGGCGGTGGATGCTACCCTCTCTGGCAATCTCGGAGCCGTCGGCGGCACCTTCTCCGGCAACGTCGGCGCGGTCGATGGTACGTTCTCGGGAAACCTCGCGGCGGTCGATGCGACTCTCTCCGGGGATCTCGCGGCGGTCGATGCGAACCTGAGCGGCGATTTGTCCGCGGCGCACGGTTCGTTCTCTAACGGGCTCCAAGTTTCGGGCGCGGTGCTCAACGTCGATCACTCCGTCGACGTCGACCTCGTCGGCGCGTTCGCGGTGGACGGGAACCAGGCAGTGTCGTTCGGCGCGGCTACGGAAGTGGCCTCGTTCGAGGTCGACGCGGTCGGTGCGATCAGCCTCGATGCCGGTGCGGCCTCGGACTTCACGGCGGCTGCCGACCTTACCATTGAGTCGACGGCGGCGGGTATCACCTACGTCAAGTCGGCGGTGGAAGTCGAGATCGCGGCGCCTTATCTTGACGTCAATGCTTCGGGCAAGATTGAGCTAGATGCTGGTGACGATGCATATTTCAAGGCTACCGGGCACTCCCTGAGCCTTCAGACCGTCACAAGCGGTGAGCTTGACCTCACGGCAGCCGGTCTGATGGACATCAATGCAAACGCCGACCTCGACATCGACGTTACTGGCGCGGCCTACATCGACGCGACTGGCGCGATCAGTCTCGATGCCATGGCGGCCTCGAACTTCACGACCACTTTCGGCGATCTCACGCTTTCGGCTTCTGGCTTCGGCGCAGACATTGTCGTTACCGCGGCCGACGTCCTGAACGTCGACGCGGCCTCCATGGAGTTCGATGCGACGGGCGCGATCTCGCTCGGCGCGGCGGCTGCCTCCGACTTTACGGTCGCTGGCAATCTCACCATCGAAAGCACCGGTGCCGGGATCACCGATCTTAAGTCGGCTGCTGAAGTGCAGGTCTCGACCTTACTGCTCGATGTGAATGCTTCGGGCGCGGCTCAGATCGACTCGGCAGCATACTCCTGGTTCAAGACTGCTGGCGCAATGCTCGAACTGCAGACCGTTGGATCGGGTGAGCTCGATCTGACTTCCGCTGGCCTGATGGACGTCAATGCCGGGGCAGCGCTCGATGTGGACGTTGTTGGTCTGTTCACGATGGACAGTACTGGAGCGTTCAGCATCGACGGCGTGGGCGCGTCGAATGTGTCGACGGTCGGAAACCTCGCGCTCGAAGCGACGGGTGCCGGCGCGACCATGAGTGTCTCGTCCGTCGGCGCGATGACTCTTCGCGCTTCGGCCGGTGCGATCAACATCGGCGATGATGCGATCAACCAGGCGATTAATATCGGTAGCTCTGGTAACCGTACCATTACGATCGGCCATGGATCGAATACCAACAGCGTAAACATTACAAGCGGAAACCTTGGATCTGTAAATATTGGAACGACCGGCATCACACCGATAAATATCGCAACTGGTGCCTCCGCAGGATTTGTCAACATCGGTACGGGTTCTGCTGGTCAATTCCTGTATTTTGGCTCTGGGGCAGGCGCGAAAACGGTAACTGTAGGCTCTACGTCCTCGACCTCCGCGACGACGATGCAGGCAGGCACCGGGGCCATGACGTTCACGGCTGGCGGGATCTTCGATGTGAATGCGGCAGGGGCGGTGACGATCGACTCCAGCGGTGCGGCGATCAGCATCGGTGCCGATAACGTCAACCAAGCGATCAATGTTGGTACGCAAGGAAACCGTGCGATCACCATCGGTTCTACTGCCAGCAGTGCAGCATTGAACCTAAATAACAATAGTGGTGGTATTACCTATCTTTCAAACGCTGGCTTTACTCAAAACAGCTTCACTGCTCTAAGCCAGGGTATTGGATATAGCTATACCAATGCTACGGCATCGACGATCCCAGCATATTCGGTATTGTCCTATCAATACAATCCAGCCGACCAAGCGGCTCCTCGACTTGTATTGGCTGCTGCAGATGCGGCTAATCAATGCGAACGTACATTCGCTGGTGTCGATAGTCAGTCTTCAACTGCAGCCGGAAGTGGAAAATGTATCTCCGTGCCTGGCACGATGACTCGTGTTCTACTTACGTCAACTCCAGCTGCAACGGATGCCGGAAAACCGATCTATGTATCCGCAACGCCGGGCTATGGATCGCTGACTCCTCCGACGGCTTCGGGTAGTACAATCTATCGGATTGGATATTTGACTCGTGCTGCAGGTGGATCTCCATATCGAATGGTTATCGATCCTCAATTTATCGGTACGATCCCGTAGTCGCAGACTGATCACCTAAGGGCCGCACCTTCACGGGTTGCGGCCCTTTTTTTTACACTTACCTTGTCAACGGAGGACAAATGCCGACACCGAAACCGACCGAACACCGCGTCTACATGGGCCTTGGGGAGGCGATCGAGGAGCTGGTACGCACTCAGATCATGCGCTCGATGGGCGTGTTTCCCGACGCCGAACTGCTCGCGAAGCAAAAGCTGATCGTGCGATCGCTCAACGATCAATACCAGCTTGATCTCGGCTTCGACTGCGACCAAGACGGCGTGCCAGACGACATTCAGATCTTCGCCCAGGCGGCGTCGACCTCGTGTTGCCGGCTGGTCGAGCAGACTGAGATCCGCGTGCGCGGTCGGAGTCGGGCGTGATCCCCGCGGCCGTGTGCTTCCTTGCCGCTTACGGGATCGTGTTTGGTCTTATGCAGAAAAAGGCGGCGTTTGTGACCGAGCCCCTTAAACGCTGGCCATTTTTCGCGGCGCTGCTCACTTGCCCGTACTGCCTCGGCTTTCATGCAGGATGGATTGTATGGGTGTTCGGGCGCCTGCCTGGACAGTACTCAGCAAATGCCGGATGGTGGATGATGCTCGATGAGGCAGCACTTTATGCCTTTGGCGGCGCAGCTTTTTGTTATCTTGTTGACGTTGCTGCGGCCCGTTTGGAGCGCTGACAGTCGGTAGGGTGGGGCAGGAGTTGCCCCGTGTCCTCAGTCGATCTGACCCAGCTTGATCACCGCCTAGCTATTGTCGAGCGCGACGTGGCCGAGCTCCGCGACACGCTGACTGAGGAGCGGATCGCGACAAGTAAGCTGGCCGCGCAAGTCTCCGCTCACGAGACCAGGGGCCAAGAGCGACACCTCGAAGTGCTCGCAATGTTTGGCGCGTTGCGCGACGATATGCGACAGCGCGATGCACGCGCGCAAAAGATCGTACTCGGGATCATCGGCGTTCTCGGCACCGCCGTCAGCGCCTTGGGCGCCGGTCTCCTCAAATGAACCAGTATGAGCCCCCACCATTTCGGCCGTGGTGTGCGCTCCCGCCGGGTGGCGTTGTCGTCCTGTATCCCGGCGTCTCACTCGCCTATGAAGACTGCGACTTTCCACCCGGGACGACCTTTCGTGCTTACTACTCAGGAGATCCGCCGATGGACACCGACATCCCCGCACCCTCCCCCGCCGAACCAAAACCGCTGATCGAGCAGCCGGTCGCACCCGCCTTCGACCCCGCGCAGCTTCAGCAGCTCGGCACCGAGAATCCTATGCTGGCGATCGCTCTCGCCGCCGTGGCTGTACTCGGTGGTGGCGCCGCCTGGAAGCACTGGGGCAAGATGAGCGAGCAGAAGCACGAGCGAGCCATGAAACAACTCGAACTGCAAGCCTCGGCGCAAGCCAACGTGCCGACCGTGCAGCCTCCGCCGTGCCAAGCCGCCGATGCGGCGACTCAGGCTCGGATCTCGGCGCTCGAGGGAAGGCTCGCGAAGGCCGAGCAGGCGTCGAGCTCTCTCTCCGTCGGGGTCTCTGACGAGATGGAAGAGCGGATCGCAAAGCTCGAAAAGGCGGTCAAAGCTAAGAAAGCGGCCACCAAGACGGCTTCTCGGTAGGGTAGCGGCGGAGGCTATACCATGGATCCCGTTGCACCCGCGGCACCTGCCGCTCCCGCTCCCGCTCCCATCGAGGCCGCTCCGGCGATGCCGCCGGCTCCTCCCGTCGAGGAGATGCCCGTCGCTCCGCCCGAGCCCGCGCACGAGGAGGCCCAGCCCGCCGCCGAGACCTATGCTGGCCTCTCGGCACTGGCCGCGGAGAATCCATTTACCGCTGGCTTCGGGGCGCTGATCGCTCTGATCGCCGGTGGCGTAGTGTGGAAGCGCAAGCAGAAGGCGAAGAAGGCGAAGAAATGAGCACCCCGCTCGACTTTAAGCTCAGTAAGAACTTTGCCTGGGGCGAGCTCACTCGCACCGGGCAGAGCGATCTGCAAGCGAAGAACCGCGAAGAGGCCGAGGCGTTCAAGCCGGCGTTGACTGCGCTGGCGACGACACTGCTGCAGCCTGTGCGCGACCGCTGGGGGGCGCTGCGGATCAATTCTGCTTTCCGCGGCAAGGCCGTCAACCAAAAGGTCGGCGGCTCCAAGACTTCCCAGCATATGATCGGCGAAGCGGTCGACTTCACCCCGCTCTCCGAGGGCGTGACGTTGGAGCAGGTATTCGACTGGATCCGCAAAGAAAGCTGGCTCCCATTCGGCCAAGTGATCCACGAGTGCCCGTCACCGACGAGCCGCTGGATTCACCTGAGCCTTGGGGAGCCTTGGCGCAAGGGGCCGTGCCGCGAAGCCTTGTACTTCGACGGCAAGAAGTATCATCCGGTCAAGTAGCTGGGCGCAGCATGACGACGCGGAAGCCGTGCGGGAGGTACAGTGTGCCTTTCTCGTATGGCTGAAGCGTCTCAGGCCCGGTGTCGAACGGCTCCCAGGTCGCCGGAAACTTGGCGGGGTCGCCTCCCATGATCCAGAGCTCCTTTGAGCCCGAATGATAGTGGAAGTGTACCGCCCCATACTGGCCGGCGAGGGAGCGCCCGACCGACTCCAAGCGGCCGAGCATATCGGACAGATCGTCCAGCTTAGAAGGGGTCGGATTCATGGGACACCGTCGGGGCGTTGGACTGTTCGCGGCGCTCACTGAGGATCTGGATCTCCCAGGCTTTACACTCAAGGGACAGCTTGCCCTGGTACTCGTTCGTCTGGACTTCGCCGCAGACCGCGACTCGACAGCCCTTGACAAGCATCGGGCGAAGGATCTCGGCGCGCTTGCCCCAGAGGGTGACGCGGATCCAGTTCGTCGTCCGCTTCTCCCCCCAGCCTTGATCGCTGGCAAGACTGAATGAGATCCCGGGGCTCGCGGCCTTCACGTCCTCGGCGTCCCGGCCGAGGCGGCCGATGATGGTGGCGGTGATCATGCTTTCTTTCCTCCCATGTTGACGTTGAAACGATCGTAAAGCTCCCGGGCCAGCTCCACGTCGGCGGCGCAGTATGCGCGGATCCGATCGTGCTCGCCAGCAAGCCAAGCGTCGTACACCTTCGACCCGTCGAGTCCCTCGGCCTTGCCAGCCATGCCGAAGAACTCAGCGAGGCGCGACAGGCCGAGCCCCTTACCCGACCAGTCGGAGCCCTGAGCGATCTTGAGGGTGTCCTGACATTGTGCCGCCTGCCACCGCTGGTAGGGCAGCAACCGGGCAAGCTCACGGTATCCGTACTTGACGGCGCGGAACCAGAGCCAACGCAAGTCGAACCCGCTAATGTTGTGCCCTACGAACCAAAGCGAGAACCGGCCGGCCTCGTGGGCCTCGGTGACGACCGCGGCGAGCTGGGCGATGACCTCACGCTCGGCTTCGCCCGACGCATCGTACAGCACTTGCACCGGCGCGTCGTCGACCGCTATGCCGATGCAGAACACGCGGCCGAGAAGCGGATCGAGGCTCGTCTCGCGCCAGGCGGAGGCGCGGGCCTCCTCAATATACGCGGCGATCTTCTCGGGATCCTTGTAGTTTGACGGGGCTTTCGGGACAGGCACCGACGCAGGGTCGGCGCAGGGTAGGGTCTCGATGTCGATGTAAATGTGGCGCATAGGCTAAGCTGCTCCGATGGTGGTGTGTGCGTCGAACTTGGCCCGGAAGGCCGTTTCTGGTTTGAGTGCTCGTATAAGGCTGGCGCGTGTTGCGGCGTCCATAGCCGAGGGGCGCTCCCGGCCGATGCTTTCCAGGTACTCGGCAAGGCGATCGTAATCGACACCGAGGCGGCCGAGCTCGGCGCAGAATCCCGCCCGAGAGGCTTCCCAGGTGGCGTCCTTTTCCTTCGATGGAGGGGGCTTGGCGCTGCGGGTGGCTTCGCCGTCGTCGTCCTCGGCGGCAAGGCCGCAGATCGCTTGGAGGCCGTAGCGGCGCAGGTACGTCTGAGCTGAGCCGACGACCTGTGGGGAGGCGTCACGGACGGCGGCGGTCGCCGTTGACGCGAGCCATTCTCCCGACTTGTGCATGAGGCGCGTCTCGACACTGACCGTCAGGCCGTCCGTCGAGGCCAGCGATGTAAACGCGATCCCTTGCTTGCTGAGGGGCTCGCGGATCGCCTCGATCACGGCTGCGAGGGTGGCATACGAGGACTTGAAGTGTGGATTCTTCCCATCCTTCGAGGCGTGCCCCATCGTGGCCTGAGCGGCGGCAAGGGCGGCGGCGAGCTGGCCGAGGGTCTCGGAGCTGCGGATCATGCGAACACGCAGCAGGTGAGCGTCCAGATCGCCCAACCGAGCGGGATCAAGGAGATACAGGCGATCGCGTCGATGATCTCGTCTTTCTTCGTGTAGGTGTTCATGTGTCCTCCGTCCGTTTGTAGTGCGGACGTTGACAGTGTAATGCACTGTGGGTATGTGTCAACCATGACCGTGTCCAAAATGGAAACGGTTGGGAGGGCACCGTGGAACCAGACGACCGACTGACAGAACAAGTGCAGATCCGCATGAGCGAACTTCAGCTGGCGCACGTCGACGACCTGTGCGAACGGGCACGCAAGCTCGGCTGGGAGTGGAACCGTAGCAGCCTGCTCAGGCTTCTCGTGCGCGAGGGGATCGAGCGGGTGGAGATCCGGCTCACGCTGGCCGAGGAGGCGGGGCGATGAAGATCACCATTGTATCCAGCTGCACGGCGAAAAAGTCTATGACGGGTGGCCGAGCCGCCGACGTCTACCTCGGGGATCAACACCTGCGGATCAAGCGCGCCGTCGAGCTCACTCGCGCAGAAGGGCATGACGTCGCATGGCATATTGTCTCGGCTGGCTTGGGACTGATCCATGAGGACGATCAGATCGATCCCTACGATGTGACCTTTGCTGGGCTTGGCAAGGCGAAGATCGCTTCGGCTGCTCAAACTCTAGGTATCCCGCGAGACTTTGCGGATCTTGTGACGCGAAAAGCAGATCTGATCGTCGTCGCTCTCGGGGATGACTACTTGCACGCGGCCGGATGGCATGCAGAGCTTCGGTTGGGCGCATTCACCAAGCTGTACTGCAGCAGTTCTATGGCGCAGCGTCAGGATCATCCGGCAAATTGTGCCCGCGTCGGCGTCGACAACAACCTTGCACGCAAAGAGCGATGCGGAATCATTGGCCTAAAAGGCAAACTTGTTGCTGATTATATGGCGACTTTGGAGGCGCGATGAGAACCGGCGAACTCATCGAGGCGATGTACGGTGCGGCCGTCGGGCTCGGGCTCGACACTGACACCGCGGCGAGCTGGGCGGGGCTGTGCGTGGCGCTGGCGCTTCGGGCCGAGTGGGGTGAGGCATGAGCATCCCCACGGTTCCAGTGGCTCCGGTCGCTATCCCCATGGCAGACACGCGGACGCTGCAAATGACGCTCAGAGAGCGGATCTACGCGGCGCATCCTCCGAGGCTGACGGATGGTCAGCTCCGGGTACTTTGCGAAATGGCGGGCGATCTTATGGCTCGCGAGTGGGCGCAGCTCTGGGGCGTGCCGCTGCTCGAAATCGAACGCGCTGAGTATTGGCTGGGCGTAAAATGCCAGCGATGGTAAGCGCCCCCGCCGAGACCACCTCGGCGGCAGGCACTGAGGTTGCACCATCGACTCCCCCGCCTCCGGTGGCCCCAACGGGGGGTAACCCGGTGTGGGAGGTGTCGCTCTATGGCGGCGCTCGCGATAATCGACCGCGGCGACTTGCACTCGACTGGAAAGGGCTCGGCGAGCTCCTGACCGACCATGTGCGGTTCCCCGCCGACGCGGACAAGCGCACCCTCCCCGCCTGGTCGCCGGCCGTACTCCCCGAGGGCGCGACTCGGGCGAACGACCGCGTCGAGGCGGTGAGCTGCATCGTGCTCGACTACGACGATGGCACGTCGCCGGATGTGGCGCTGGTGCCGTGGCTCGACTGGCCGTGTATTGTGCACTCGAGCTGGTCACACTCCGAGGTGCTGACCAAGTTCCGCCTGATCGTGCCACTGGCGCGGCCAGTGCCGCTTCGGGCGTGGCGGTGGGTATGGAGCTGGGCCGCAGGGCGGGCGGCCGGCACCATCGACCAGGCGTGCAAGGATGCGAGTCGGCTGTACTTCCTCCCTGCTCGGCGAGGAGACGGCGCCGTGTTTGGCTTCATGCATGACCCGGGAGGCTACCTGTGCGACCCTGACTGGCACCGACAGACAGAGGAGGCGCTTGCGCTTGCTGGGAGGGCACCAGAGGCCGTCGCCGCTCGCGTTAGGGCCGACATACCCCAGACGCCGACGAGTCCCGGGAAAGGGCTATCGGCGGCGCGGGAGGCGCTACGGAGAGACCCAGCGGTGCGCCGACGGGCGGCGGCCTTTCTGGGGGCTCGAATGACGACGGAGAGGGCGCATGGGATCAAGTGCCCGAAGTGTGGAGACCGCACGGTGTGGTTCCTCCTCGCGCCCGACCGCAAGGCTGGCGCCGAGTGCAATCACAAAAACAGCTGCGGGTGGTTTGGATGGATAGACGATCTGAGCGGGGGATAACGATGGATTCAGCGACGGTGTTACGGCTGGCAGGGGTGGAGGAACTACCGGGGCCAGAGCCTCACGTTTGGGCGCGGCTCAAGCTCGGCGGGGGAGGGCAAGACCCGAGGCCGAGGGCGATCCTCGAAAACCTCGTCACGATCTTCGAGCTCGATAGCCGGTGGCGTGGCCGATTGACCTACACTCGACACGACAGCAAGCACCGCCTCGATGGGACGCCGTTTCTCGATGCGGACGAGGTCGCGGCAGCGCTGTGGCTGAGTCGGATCTACGACGTGGTCGCGAACTCGGCGACGGTCGGTGAGGCGCTGCGGCTCGTGGCTGCCGAGCATACGCTTGACCCGGTGGCGGAGTATCTGGACAAGGTGTGGGATGGGGTGGCTCGGCTGGACGGGTGGCTGAGTCGCTACCTCGGCGTCGAGGCGTGCCCCATCGTGGAGCGCATCGGGCGGTGTTTCGCGATCTCGGCGGTGGCTCGGGCGTTGCGGCCGGGTTGCAAGGTCGACACGGTGCTGGTGCTCGTCGGCGGGCAGGGCAAAGGCAAGAGCCAGGCGATCAGCATCCTTGCCGGTGAGTGGCATGGCGACACGCCGATCGACCCCGATAGCAAGGATGCGTACCAGCAGCTCGCCGGGGTCTGGATCTACGAGCTCGCCGAGATCGACAGCTTCTCGAAGAAAGACCAGGCGCGGATCAAGGCGTTGATCTCCTCACCCGTCGACCGCTTCCGGCCGGCTTACGGGCGCAACGTGGTGGACGCGCCTCGGCGCACGGTATTCATCGGGACGACGAACCGGATCGACTTCCTCGCCGATCCGACGGGCTCCCGGCGCTTCTGGCCCGTGACCGTCGGGGCGATTGACCTCGCGGCGCTGCGGCAAGACCGCGACCAGCTGTGGGCCGAGGCCGTGGAGGCTTACCAAGCGGGCGAGCGATGGTGGCTCGATATGGATGAGGCCGCGGTGTTGGCCGAGGCGTCCGAAGCCTACCAGGGCGACGACCCGTGGCGAGCGAAGATCGCGAGCTGGTGCGAGGAGCGGAAGAAGGTGGAAGTCGCTGACGTGCTCTCTGAGGCGCTCGACCGGCCGCTGAGTCAGCAGAGCAAGCAAGACGAGCAGCGCGTGACCGTGGTGCTGCGGGATCTCGGGTACGATAGGACGAGGCCGCTCGTCAAGGGGCGGCGTCTCACTGTATGGAGTCGCAAGTGACATTCACCCCGCCCGATGAAGTCGCCAGGGCCGCGCAACGCGGCCTTGACCTCCGAGCGAAGCAGACGCCGAGCAACCGGGCGGGCACGCCCGTCGGCGTGGCGAGGGCCGTACAGCTCGCGAACCAAAGGCCGGTCAGCGTCGACACCCTGCAAAGGATGGTGTCCTACTTCGAACGACACGAGGTCGACAAGCAGGGCGAGGGATGGGGCCGCGACAGCAAGGGCTACCAATCGTGGCTGATGTGGGGCGGCGACCCGGGACGCGCCTGGGCGCGGCGCACGCTGGTTGAGTATCTCAAGGCCCGGGCGAAGGCATAAACAAAAACCCCCCGAGGGATAGCGTGCCAGAGGCAGAGGCCCGGGGGGTCTATGCCTCACCTTACCGGCGAGCGGTGGTGATTTGGTTGATCGACCAAATTGTACGAGTGCAATCGATTTGCAATCGTCACTGAAAGGCAAGGGTCAATGCCTGTGACGAGTGACGATTAGAAATCCTAAGATATTTAGAAAGAAGATCAGAGTAAATAGGGGGGAAGCGTCAGCACCTCCTCGGAAAGTTTCGCAATTTGCAATCGTCACTCGTCACGGGCGTTGGACGCTGGATATGAGTGACGAGTACACTCGTCAGGGGTTGCGTCAATGTATGGACTCAAGCTGATGTGGCCGGGTGGACTCGAAGCGGTGGACGGTCGGACGTGGCCGACGCGGCACGAGGCGTGGTGCGCGGGGCGGCGGTGGCTTCGGACGGTGGAGCCGGGGTGCAACTTTGAGATCGTCTGGTAGGATGCCAGCGGAGGATCGATGCCCTTCCCGAATGAGCACGCAGCGAGACAGACAGAGCCGGGACAGTATGACAGCTTCGCTCGGACGGAGCCTCGGGCATGGCCGCGGGGCGTGTCGGCGATCTGGGGGATCAAGGGTCGGGGCAAGTCGGCGACCTACGAGCTGCAGTCCATTCGGTTCGATCGGAAGCTGTGGACGCCTGAACGGGCGAGGAAGTGGCTCCGGTCAAATAAGTTCGCGACGGGCATGGAAGAAGCGACGGGCTAGGCTTACTCTGAGCCGGGGGGTCGATGGGTGCCAAAGGCAAGGCTCGGACAGTGGCTGGAGTGGTGGATCGACAGGGGCTACCGGAGGGAGCCAGTGACGAGGGGCTGCCGCTCGCCGGGCCCGTGTGGCGTGCGTCTACTGGGGTGCCTCTGTGGGTTGGCATCGACCCAGGCACCTCGGGTGCGGCGGTTGCGTGCCGCCGGGTATCTGGTCGGCTAGGCGCCGTCGGCGCGTGGAGCTGGGCGCCGGTGCAGCGGTCGCGTCAGAAAGTTTGGCTCGTGCGGTCGCTGGTCGACGGGGTGGAACGCGAGCGAGTGGCGACGTCGCTGTGGCATGCCGGGACGATGATGGTGGAGGACTTGCTCGATCGCAGTCTCGGCAAAGCGGGCTGGGTGCTGACCGTCGAGGGACTTTTCGGGCAGGGGACGACGCTGGAGCGCCTCTCCTGGTATGCGGGGATGGTGGCAGGGCCGTGGCACTCCCGAGCCGTTGGTATGGTTCAACGGCCGATGTGCAGCCAGTGGCGCAGCGAGATCCTCGACATATCGCCGCGTATGCAGCGAGACGCCGCGGAAGTCGAGGCGATGCGATGGGCCAGCCACCAGGTGATGTGGCTCGGCCGGCTGGCGGGGATCGGCCATGTGTGCGAGGCCGCTGCGATAGCGGAATGGGGGCGGCGACACCATGCTGGATTGGCAGAGGAGCTACAAGGACATTCGGAGGCTGACGGCGAGTCACCCGCTGTATCGGATCGCGGTGCAGCGGGGCCATGACGGCGACGACTTGTTGCAGTCGGTGTTCCTCGGGCTCCTCACGCGACAGCATAGCAAGAGCCGATACGATCCGGGCCGAGCGAGCCTGAGCAAGTATGTATACCTCGTGGCCGGCTCGATCATAGCGAACCTCCTCGACTATCATCGACGGCGCAGCAAGTGGGAGCAGATCGGCGCTTGGAACGGGCAAGCCGAGGTCGACGCGGCGATGCTTGCCGAGGGCACGGTAGTCGACGACGAGGCCCGGGTAGTGGAGCTGATCGTGGAGGAACTCGGCGGTGACGAGCACGATCAGCGGATTGTCTCGGCGCTGTGCGCGGGCTTCTCGGTAGCTTCGGTACGACGAACAGAGGGCGACGTCGTCGAGCTTGTGCTTGTCGACCTGAAGGAGTGGCTCAGTGCATGACTTCGAAGTTCAGTATCAGATCCATCGGCACCGCTTCGGCTGGCTGGTGTATGGCTCTGTGCGTGTGGCTGACATACCGGCGCTGATGCGGTTGGTGCCGGGTGAGGATGACATACATGATCAGCTTGTCGCGAAGCATTACGGCGCGACATTGGCGATCTGCTCGGTGTCCGACAGCGTCAAGTGGCGCGAGCTACTAAGGGCAAGCTATGAGATTGACTGAAAAAGAAGCGCGGCTCGTGATCTTCCTGCGACGGGACATCGGGTTAACGTGGCGTCGACTGGCGGACGCCTGGGCGGCTTACGAGGGCGAGGTGCCAGGAGAGATCGAACTCAGGGATCGGAGCATCGGGTACAAGGCGCAGCAAGCTTGGGGTCAAGGGCTTGTCGGTGTGGCCGAGGAGGTGCTAGGCTTGCCGATGGGAAGCACCGATCGAGGGCATCATGGGCCGCATTGAACGTGTAAGGATGCTTACATGATGAAAGGGCGGGGCGAAGTGTGATATTTCATGTGAAGATGTTGGTATCAAGCCTCGGGGTGACCTT